TTCTCGCCTTCATACCAGACATTGAAGACGTGGCAAACTTCGGTATCGGCGTCGGTCGGTGCCCAGGCGTAACCGCCCTGGCCGGTGACGGCGGCGATGGCCGGATGGTCCGCCTGATACACATGGGCGCGATCCATGAACTCGACGGCGGAACGCAGCACTTGTGCCTCGGCCAAGTCTTCGGCGATGCCCGGTAGCTCGGGCATGATCTCATCCAGGAAGTCGGCCCAGGTCTTCATAGCAGCCCCGTCTCGAACGCCTGCATGTAGGCGGTGGCGCGCTCGGCATCCGCCGCCTCTTCGTCGATGGCATGGGCGCGGCCGGTCGCGTAGTCGGCGGCGGCTTGCACCAGATGATCGGGAAGCGGGAAATTGTCGCCCAGCACCAGGTCCGCGTAGGGAACCCCGTACTGGCCGAAGCGGAGATCAGGCCGCACGACATAGGCGCGGCGGATGGCGGTGTTCAGATACCCCAGCAGGGTAGCGTCTGCGTACCGATCCTTGTCGTCGTCGTTGAGCGGGATGCGCGCAACGTCACACACTTCCTGCATCGTTGGCATCGGCGGCTTCCTGTGCCAGCAGAGCGGCGACCTTCTCGCGCATCTTCGCCTCGCTGGTTTTGTGATGGAATTTCTCGCCGAAACGGGCGGCGATCAATGACAGCGCGGTACGGTCAAGGTGTTGCAGGTCAATGACTTCACCCACCGGATCAACGGCGGAGAACCCAGGCATCGCCAGCAGGGCGAGCGCGTCCGCTTCCGGAACATCGCACACCATACCGAGCGAAGATCGGAAGACGTGGCGGACCCCGGAAGGCCCGTCCACACCGATCTTGATCGAAGCGCCCGGCGCATGGCCGGGCGGCATTTCGCACCGGATGCGCATGGCTTACATCTTGTTCCGGTAGAACAAGGTCACGCCCAGCGTGTAGGCGGCCGGCGTGGTAGGCGCCGTGGTCACTTTAGCCAGGATGTGGCGGTCGTAGTCCACGGCGGTCACGTTGGCCATGTTCACGCCAGTCTTGGTGATGCGCTGGGTAGACGCGGCGGTAACAGCGGTGGTCACGCCCCACGGGCCGCCGCCGTCGGCCGCCAGGGTCGAGGCCAGGGTATCGGCGGCGGTGCCGGCAGACGCGGCACCAGCGGCATCCTTGTCTTTCAGGTTTCCCACCGAGAATGACAGCACCATGGCGGCGGCGCCGGTATCGGGGTCGGTCATGTCCACTTCGATATCCACCGGCACGCAGCCGGCGGGCAGGGTGTGAACGGCGTCCAGGTAGTTCAGCACCATATCTGCGGCGAGCACCGAGAGGGTGGTACGGAAGGCCAGGACTTCGGCGCCCTGGGGAGTGGGCATGGAAGCGTCCTTGCCTTTCATGCTGTGGGAGTTGGTGAATCCGGTCATGATCTTGCTCCTTGTTCAGTTGAGGGCCGGCCCGGTCAGGGGCCGGCTGTCGCGGATCAGGTGCCGCTGTAGGCGGTGTCGATGGCCATTACGCCGAAATCCTGGCTGGCGGTGGCCTCGGTGGAGAACGCCACCTTCTTGCAGCCGAAGATGGAGGAGGTGGAGATCACCACCTTGTCGCCGTTGTCGCGGGTCTCCTCGAACCAGTCGAAGCGCAGGTTGGTGCCGGGCGAACCGAACGCCACCACGCCGGCCTGGGCGCCCAGGAACAGCGCGCGAGCGGCGCCGCCGGAGGCCAGGGACAGGGTGGAAGCATCGGCGGTGCCGGCCGCCACGGTGGCGGGCATGGTGGCGCCGGAGGCGAAGGTGCGCACATTCTTGTGGGAGTGCAGGATCACGCCCCGGTACAGACCCAGGCTGCCCTTGAACAGCGGCGAGTTGCGGCCCTCGGCGCCTGCGGCGGCCTTCTGGATGTCCAGCCACTGGCCGGTGCCGGTGGCGGTGCGCAGATCGTTTTCCTGGTAGGTGTGCATGACGCACACATAGGTCTCCATGCCGTCGATCTTGCACGGCTGGAGCACCGGCACGCCGGTCGATCCGCCGCCCTGCACGGTGGCCTTGGTCCAGGCGCGGTCGATTGCGTCCAGGCCCATCTTGTCGGTGATCTCGATGCCGGAGGTGACCGTCGGCATGTCGGAACCGTCGTAGCCGAACAGGCGATGCTCATAGTCCGGGGACTTCAAACTGTTGTTGGCGCGGCCGGTGTAGGTGGTGGCCAGGCCGACGGTGGAGGCGTTGCCGCCACGGGCGCCGGACAGGTAGATGAACAGCAGTTCATCGAACAGGCGCGCCCACCAACTGGATTGCTGGCGGCGGGCCTTGTCGCGCAGGTTGTTCAGGGTGCGCTTGCGGGTCATGCGCCCGCCAGTGTTCACCCCGCAGCGGGCCTGGTCGATATAGATGTTGTCGGAGTAGAAGCGTTGCCGCTCTTCCAGACCTTCCAGGGTGTCCTCGCCCTCGACCGGGGCCATGGAGAGTTCAGCCAACAGATCGTAGCTGATGTTCTCGCCGGCATCGCTTTCCAGTTCGGTGAGGATCTGGATGGGCACTTCGGCTTCGGCGCCACGGCCCATCATGCGGGAGTTCCAATACGACTTCTGGCTGGTATCCATCGCCAGAAGGCCGGTGTACTTCTTGACTGATTTGGGGTCATTCACCCCGATGATCGTGCGGGCCATGTCATGCTCCTGGTTGGTTGCTACACCAGGCGCACTCCTGCGCACCCTTCTCTACTGCTGACTGCAATCTGCCACGCATGGCGAGACTCATGCGTGTTTTTGTGTCTCCTCGATCCACCTGCGTTCCACGGTCATCTCGCGCGGAGAGACCACCCGCAGCCGGGCGATCTTGCCGCTCTTCGCTTCCAGCTCCACGCTGATCTTGCCGTTGTCGATCAATAGCGCCTCGCCGACATGGATGTCCAAGTGCATGGCGGTATGGGTGTCAGCGCGACTCATAACGGGCAAACGCGGCCGGGTTGGATCGCTTGAGGTTGGCCAGGGCATCCTCGAAAGCCAGGCCGTCCAAACTGTCCAGACCCGCGAACTCGTCCGACACATCGCCTGGGCCATCGGCGCCGGGCACATCCACCAGCGTCTTGGGTAGTCCTTCCAGGTTGGGTTGCCGGGTCTGCTTCGCCGGCTTCGTGGGCGCCACAACGCCATGCAGGGCCTTGACCCGCTTGTGGGCCTCGGTGATGTACCACTGCATATCCTTGCTGGCGTTCTCCGGCTTCTCGGCCAGGGACTTCAGGAACAGATCGAAATCCGCCTGCTTGTCCATGTCCTTGGCATAGTCGATGCCGTCAGCCTTGGCGGTGGTGGAGTTGAACACGCGCAGCGCGGCGAACCATTCGGCCTCGCCGGTTTGCTGGTTCAGTTCCTCGGAGATCGCCGCCTTGACGCGCATGTCGGTCAGGGCTTCGCGCTCCTGGTCGATCTTGCGGGCCTCGGCGCGGTACGCATCAAAGTCAAGATCGCCGCTCTTGAACTGCTGGGCCAGGACATCTTCCTGCTCGCGCAGGGCCTCGACCTTGGCGGTGTAGTCATCCGGGAGTTTGTAGTCGTAGGCAACCCGCGTCTTGGTGGCGGGTTCTACGGCCTGCGCTTCGTCGGCAGGCGGTACAGTGGGCGGCGCATCGTTGGTGGATTCGTCGTCGCCTTCATCATCATCTTCGCCATCGTCGCCGGAGTCTTCGGCCAGGGCCCTCAGGGCTTCGACATCATCCGGATCTCCGCCGGTAATCGCGGCGCGTTCCTCGTCGGTCAGGGTTTCCAGCAAAGCGGGGTCAAACTCTTCTTTGGCACTCATGCGCGAGACTCCTTGGTGGGTAATGTGTTATTCGCTTTCCTTGGCTTCCGCCGCAACGTCGGCCAGTTCCATCAGTTTTTCCTTGGCCATGGCGGAAACCTTGGCCATCAACTTCTTGTCATTCCGGATTTCCTTGGCGCGCATCAGGGTGCGCATGGCGTCCTCGACCATCCAGTCGTCTTCGCTTTTCATGCCGATGCTTTTGATCTTGCCCATGGTGGTCTCCGGTGAATGTGCCCGCTATATGCCACGCATGGCGAGTATTCAAGCCAAGTAGTTAATCCATCTCCGCAAGCATCAACAACAGCAGGTATTCCTCGTTGCGGCGGCGTTGAAGCATTGCGGCATGTTGCTCTGCATCGCGCTTTTCCAATAGTCCGGCCAGGGCTGCATCAACCTTCGGCATGTGCACCGTGACGCCACGCAATACAAGCGGCATCGAGATATCCGGCGTTCCGGTTATCTCATCCTTGGCAAGGATGCCAGGCGCATGGGTATCCTCCTGCCGCGTGGACAAACGCGACGATGGCTGGAGGCGCAGGCCCAGCAGTTCCCAGCGTTCCGAGACTTCCTCATAGGTGACATCACGCCACCGGCCGCCGTGGTATTCGGGTTGCGCTGCGACGGCTTCTTGCTGCTGTGGTCCGAACAGCACCCCGGCGAACAGTGCCCCCGCGAACAGCGCACCACGGCGCATCAGGGCCATGTCCACCTCATGACCCACCTATCCTTGCCTGGACTCCATACGGGCCGGCGAATCATGCGGAACAGCTTGCGTTGCCGGTGCGTCATGCCCCGTCCACCACCGTGGTGCCGTTGCCGGACGCATCCGAAGGCGTGAAGGTCACGCGCGGCGTTACGCCATCCAGACCCATGTATTTCTCGGCTGCGGTGCCCAGGCCGGAACGCTTGCCAGCCAGTGCTGCCAGCATGATCCGCTGCATCTGCTCGGCGGTGAGAGCGCCTTCCAGGACCATCTGCCAGACGGCAATGGCGATTTCGTTTGCGGTCGGAACTGCCATATTCGCCTCCACGTAGGCCAGTATTTCATCTAGTTGCGCCTGGGTGAACGACGAAAAGAACAGCGTCAGGGCTTCCGCCGTGTGCGCGTGGATCGCCTCCAGGATCGCCAGGGTAGTCGCCGTGCTCAGACCAGCGTTGTCCGCCAGATGGGCATGCACGGCATCGGCCAGGGCCAGATCAACCGACCCCGTGGCGGAGAGCGTCACGTTATCTGCGGCATGTCCGTGGGCGGCATCAGCGACAGCCAGCAGCCAGTTGGTGACCAGGGCGAGCACGTCCGCCGTGTGGCCATGCAAGGCATCCTGCGCGGTCAACGTAGTCGCCAGGCTGGTATCGAGCAGCGCGTTGTCGGCGGCGTGGCCGTGCAGTGCGTCCGCCACCGTCAGCAGCCAGCGGGTGCTGAGGCCCAAGCTATCCGAGATGTGGGCGTGCAGGGCATCCGCCACGGCCAGCACGGATGCCACGGTCAGGGCCGGCCCATCCGCTACATGGGCGCTGGCGGCATCCGCTACGGCAAGCAGCCAGTTGGTCGAGAGCGCGGCTTGATCGGCGGCATGCCCGTGCAGTGCGTCTGCGGCGGACAGCGCCGTGGCGGTGGTGAGGGTTAGCCCGTCCGCTGCATGGCCATGACTGGCGTCTGCAACAGTGATGGTGATGCCACTGCCACTCCCGCCGAAATACAGCACATTGCGGCGGGGTTTGAAGATTTGCCAGGGGTTTTTCGATAGCTCAAAGATCGCTGATTCCGGCAGCGCCACATCCGGCAGGACTACCAGGAACCCAGCGATTCCAGACCAATAAGAGGTGGCATTGTTGGCTCGGTTATGCCGTAAACACTCGAACGCCTGCGTGCCGGCCTGCATCGCATTGGTTTGTGCGGTGATGCCATCACGCCTGCCATTGAGGAACACCTTGATGTTCTGGCGGTCGTAGGTGCCCGCGATAAAACTGGGGGTGTTGCTGGGTACTATAGTGGCCCCTAGTGCGTTGACATACGCAGTGGAGTGCCGGATTTCCAGCCGGACTTTTTTAGGTGTGCCCGTGCAGCCGAAGTTATATGGCCCCAAGGTTGCCACCGCCAACGTACCATTTGGTTGCCAAGAGCAAATATGCTCCTCGGTCGCTGCCGTCCCCATCTGCCCGTAGAACAGCAGAGTGACCGCCTCGGTCGTGCGGCGTGGTTGGGTTATAGGGGATACGTAGGCATTGTCATTATTTGATGGACTGCTGATCCCGTATCCACGGATTGCACCAGACCGTTCGGTAACTTTTGTACTGTCTCTGACGATTAACCCGCCCTGCGCGTTGAACACATAGACGCCAGGGTTGCCGATCAGGAACGGCGAGGATAAATCAGCCTCAACTGCTCCCTGTGGCTGCTGAGTAAACCTCCTCGGCAGGATCAATGCGGACACAATCGCCCCTTAGACCGTCACACCCACGCTAAACGGCGTGATCTTCACCGTGGTCGGGTTGCTGCTGTAGCTGATGGTCTGCCCGCTGTTGTTGAGGATGTGGAACTTGGCTTTCTTGATGCCCAACAGGCTGATGTTGATTGGTTTAATGTTGGCAACGTCCTGGTTATCCACCACCCAACTGCCCATGTAGCGGGCAAGATAGAGGATATCGCTGGCTCCAGGCACGGGCGTTTCATCACTGGTACCGTCGATGTCCTCCAGAGTCGCGTAGAGGTCGATGGTGGCTCCGGCGGTCGGCGCGGCGGCGAAGGTGTCCGGGATACCGAGCACAGCCACGGCATCGGTGTACAAGCCAGTGCTGTTGTCCAGTTGCGTCAGCGTGTTGTTGGCCAGCCCGTCGTAGGTATTCGCGCCGTTCGCCAGCGTTGCCGCCAGCGAAATCACGGTGGTGGGGCTTCCGTAAAACTGTTTCGCAGGGTAGTCAGGCATGGCGGCCCCTTACGGGTTGGCGTTCATGGCGTGGCCGATGTCGGAGTGCGACAAGGTGCCTACCCAGTTGAGCTTTAGAGCCGTCACGGTGTTGGTCGTGGCGCTGCTGCCGCCCAGGTAGTTCTCGGCGTTCGTGGCCTTGCGCCGACAGGCTTGCAGCACTGCGACGGAATCCGTGTTGCCCCATACGTCCTGCGTCGCCTTGCGGTTCTTCTGCTTGCCGAAATTGACCGGCGCGAAATCGAGCATCATCCGCCATGCGTCGCGCTTGCCAGCGGTGAGACCGTCGAACTTGGTGACATCGGATGCCTCGAACAACTCGCTGCCCGACATGGACGGGTTCCAGGCATCCACGGCGCTGGCGCTGTTGCACCACTCGGCAATGAATACGTCGTTGCGGATCGCTACCGCATCGACAACGGCGGGGTTGGTCTCGGCCTTGAGGGCGTTGGCAAGGGTGGTTTCTTGTGCGGTGGTCAGCATGGTGGTCTCCTTACGTCGGGTCGGCGATCTCGATGTCCCAGGCCGGGAAGTTCACCGTGTTGCTGCCGTTTGCGGTCAGCGCCTGGCTCGTGCAAGTGGTGACGTAGAGCAGCTTGCTGTTGCTCACGTCCAGCAGGGCGATATGGGTTGCCGTGCCGCTTGTGTCGATCAGCACCGAGGACTGCGCCCCGATGGTCGTCTTGCGCCCGTTGGTGTCACCGTTGGCGTTGGTGAAGTCAGCGCTGTCCAGCGTCGCGTCCGCGAGGGCGTAGGTGGCGTTACCCTCGGCATAGGTGGTCGGCTGCGCGGAGCATGCGGTCATGCGTGTGCAGTTGTTTTTGATGATGTTCAACGCGCCGTCAAGCACGTCGTCGTGTACGGATTTACCCATGGTTATCTCCGGCGGTCAGGTTGGAGGATTGGATGGTCAGGGTTGCCTGGCCGTCTTCAGGTTGTCCGGCAGGCGCATTGCCCGATACGTCTTTGGCCCACCCCAGGCCGACGAACATGGCCCCGAGGTTGTCCGGCACGGTGCGCACATCGCCGGCTTCAAAGCGGTCACGGTCGTGCAGGAAGGTGGTGGTGCATTCGATCTTCATTACAATCCTCCGAACAGTTTTGAAAAAGCGACGCCGCCCAACAAGCCGAACACGCCCGCGATCCAGGCGAATACCCAGCCGTTGATCAGCTTGGAGATGGGCGCCTGATCCTCCAGCCGCTTGATCCGCTCATCCGATACTTCGGAATGCTTCTCCAGGCGCTCGGTCAGCTTCTCGATGGCGGTGAATGCCCGCTCCACGTCCTCGCCGTTGTGTGTGAGCGCCACTTCCAGGCGGGCCACCTGCACCATGGCCTCGGCCAGGCGGCCCAGGGCTTCCTCGGTGCGGGTCAGTCCGCTCTCAATGCGGGACAGGCGGGCGTCAAGATCGGGCGCGGTCATTTTTCTTCTTCTTTCTTGGGGGTTACAGGGTCTTTTGATCCGGTGTGCCAGTCCACCAGGGCGTTGAGCCGGGCTATGCACTCCCAGCACCTGGGGTAGTTGGTGGCGATGTTGGCGGCAATCGCAGCGGCTCCAGCGGCTGCGGACGGATGAGGAGATGGGCCGGGGGTTGCGGGCAGGGTTTGACCGGCTGCGGCGGCGCCGACGAGCACGCCGAGAGAGTCAGGGCAATGGCCAGTGATAGCGGACGCATAGGTCAGGTACTCCCGGTTGAGTGTGGACAGTTCGCGCTCTTTCTGCGCCAGTCCGGCGGACAGCGCTTCACCACGCAGGCGGGCTACGTCAAGTTCAGCGTCGCGGGCAATCATGGCTTCGGCGTTGGCCTTGTCCCACTTGGCCTTGCATGAGTCATAGCCTCGATCCCAGATGCCGCTGTACACCCAGGCGGTGGCACCGAAGGCGGCGAGCACGGCCAGGGCGTGGGGGAGGAAGCGGAGCAGCCAGGCAGGCATTACCGCGCGCCCTTCGTCGTCAGGCTCTCGCTGGTCTTGGCCCGCAGCGCCACCACAATCAACCCGAACAGCATCATGAGGATGCCGGTGGCGTCTGCGCCTAGATAGCGGTCAATCAGCTTGTCCTGGGTTTGCAGGTAGCCCACCACGGCAATGTAGGTTCCGGCGTGGGCCGTCCAGGAACGCGACAGGCCACGCAGCCAGCGTTTCGTTGCGAGGCTCATTTGCAGACTCCCACCCCTAACCTACGGGCTACGATTTCATCAGCGTGGCAGGGCTTCTCTTTGCCGGCGCAGCTTGGGGCGGCGGATGCATAGGCGCTTGAGCACAGCACAGCCAGGGCGTCGGCGGTCATCCCCATGCTATGGAACAGGCGCGAGGTTTCGCGGGTGTTGCATTCGTCATCCGTCCAGCTCGTGCCGAACGACAGGCCGAAGCCCGTACCCGATCCGCCGGCTGACGTGCCGCCCATGCAAGGCGCGGTAGGTGCGATGGATGGCGCGAATACAGCAGGGGCTTGCTTCTGTTCCTTGTATGAACCACCTTGGAATGTATTGCCGCCACTGTATGCACCAGCAATCGCGCCGGCTTGGGCTTGTGAGGATGTTTGCGAGTAAGCTATAACCGAATCACCTAGTGCCGGAAAACTAACCAAAACTAGCGCAAGGTAGATAGATTTCATGGGTAAAAAATCCTTCTCCCACTCCTTGGGGGAACTTGTTGCAGGTGGCACCATCCCTTGGTTGCGCTTGGATGTTCAAGCCATAGACCGGCTTCGGCCAGGAAATCAAGGTGCTCAAGGCACCATCCGTCGATCTCGCCCTCGGGGTCGAAAATATCCACGGCATCGCCAGTCATGTGCTTGCTGCGCGGCGCGGCGCCGGGGACTGAAGCATTGACGGCAGGCGGACGCCATCCTGACGAGATCGGCGTGCGGGTTACCGGGTGCGTTTCGATCTGGATATCGTGCATGAGCACAATCAGGTTGTTCACCCGGCGCAGCAAATGGCCCGCATTACGCACGATCTCCGGGGTCATATCCTCCGGATGCGTGGCATTCCTGCCCATCCAGTAGTCTTCAAGGCGCAGGGCTGGGGCATTCATTCGTCAATATCCTCGGGTTCGTACCTTGAGCACCGGGTCGCGTGGGGGAACCACGGCTGGCCGTACTCGCAGGCCGCCATAACGTGGCCCTCGACGAGCTTGTTCTTGCAATACGTGCACTGCCCGGTCAGGGCGGAGACGTTGTGCCAGTCGTTGGATTCAAAGTCGCGTGGTCTCATGCCGGCAATCTGCCACGCATGGCGGTCTATTCGGTCGGCGTGACTTCGGCGCCCGTGATGTTGCCGTCCTTGTCGCGCTGGACGGTGATCTCGCGCTTCATCTGCCCGGTCTTTGCATCAATTTGCAGGTTCACCGGCACGGTGACATTGATGGGTTGAGTTTCCTTCTCTTCGGCCTTGGGCGCCTCGGATGCGCGCTTGATCTGGTCGGCCAGGGGCGCCACGGCTTTTTCCACCAGGCCGGCGATGTCGGGCTGCTCCTGCACCATGTCCTCGATGTCGGCCATCCGCCGTTCCACCTTGGCCATGATGTCGTCGGCCGCGCGGGAAATCTCCGCGATCCGGATGCGGGCGTCGGCGTCGATGCGTGCCGTCTCGAGCTTCGTGTCGGCGTCACGATTGATGGCGGCGATCTTGTTCTGCGCTTCAATTTGCACCGAGGCCAGCTTCTGGGACATGGCATCAATCTGTTCGGCGGCGGCTTCGCGGACCTGGTTGATGGCCTGCTCAACCTCGGCGGGCATGCCGCTACCCGAAGCTGCGGCCTTGGCTTCCATCTCGGCCGCCTTGGCGTTGATCTCGCGCACCTTGGCGCGCTGTTCTTCCAGGGCAAGGATGGCTTGCTCGCGCTGCATCTGGATCACTTCCGCCTGCTGCGCGGCTTGTTCCTCGGCGGCCTGCGCTTCCTCGGGCGTCATCTCCTTTTCCGGGTCGCGCTCGCCAATCACCTTGCGCACGGCATCGGTGATGTCGTCCTTGTTCGGCAGATCAGAGAACTCCATGGCGATCAGGAACAAGCGGATAGCCATCTCCGGCGGCAGCTTGGCTGCCATGGCGTTGATGCTGTCGAACATCACCTGGCGCAGCGTGCCGGCGAAATCCGCCTCGGCCACGATGAAATCCGCCTGGGAATTGGTGATGTCGTTCAGGTAGCGAATGGACCCGTCAGCCTGTTGCTCGGGTTGGTTGATCTTGACCCACTCAATCTTGCCCTTCTGGCCAGTCAGACGGATGACCTTCGCGTCGGTGTAGAACTGTTCGGTCAGGGAAAGTTGCTTCTGGCCCTGTATCTGGATGGCCAGGCGCAGGTTGTCGAAGCATTCCGTGGTGGAGACGGAGCCTTGCAGTTGCCGCGCCTTGATGGCCTCGCCGGAGGCTGCATTGGTCTGGCGCCCCAGATTCTCGTTGTTGATGCCCACCGAGTTCTGGATGCGCTGGGCCTGCATGGACATGATCTCGCCCTGGCCGTTCGCGGCTTCCGAGTCGCGGCGGATCAGGAATTCCTTGCCGGGGTTCTTGGTCACCCAGCCGTCCGGGCGGTCAACCTCTTCCCGCGCCACGTTGATATCGTCCACCGCGCCGCGATCCGCCACCACCTGATTGGTGTTGAGCAGGAACAAGGCTTTGGAGGCACGCTTGTTCAGGTCAATCTGCACATCCCGCACCCGGCGAATGGGGCCGTAGGGCAGGCGGGTCTTGTTGTCGCGGTAGAACCAGATGGGCGTCAGGGTGAAGCGGTTATGCCGATAGGCCGAGGGCGACATGGCCAGCATGGCGGTTTCCGTCATCACCGCGAAATGCACGCGCATGGTGATGCGGTCCACGATGCGGGAACCATTGGCCGCCACTTCCTCGATCAGGCGGTTATCCATGGGGTTCAGGTAGGCGCCCTTCATGGGTCCGTCCGCCACCACCTGGGATTTCACCGGAACACGGAACTGGGCCTCGATGATGCGCACCCGGCGGCGCTCGGTGCCGGTGAAGTCGGAATACAACCCGCCCAGGCTGCCGCTTCCAGCCACCGGATTCCCCAGATACCAGTCGTCCAGGGTGGATTCGTCGCCTGGGTTGCCGGCGCATGCCGCGCGAATCTGGTCGGCCCGGTCCGGGAACATCATCACGGCGATGTCCTCGTCCACCCACTTCCACCGGAACAGGTAGCGGGCGTCGGACAGGTCAAGCTCGGTCGCCTTGGAATCCCACAGCACATTGCGCCAGGACTCATTCTTGGAATACAGGATGTCCTCGGTCGGGTCATCCCGCGCGCCGTCATCCAACCAACCCACCCCCACCTTGCAGGCTTCGGTGAACGCCTGGGAGCGGCGGAATTGCACGCGGTTGATGTCGGCGACGTACTTCAACACCTTGGTCTTCACGTCGGCGCTCTGCACGTCGTCCTCGGCACGAGGCAGCACCCGCCAGTCAACGCGGGTCCGGCGCTCGGTGCCGATCAGCCAGTCCACCATCGGCGCGATCTCGTTGTACACCAAGGGCATCTGGCCACGGGAACGCACGATCTCCGCGTCTTCTTCGTCCCACTGCCGGCCGTCGTAGCAACCCGCATCGACTTCCTGCTCCATGCGGTTTTCCGCCTGGATGTCGCGCTCCTGGAAATACCACTCCATCAGCATTTTGTGGGTCGCGCGGCCATGCTCCCCATCGAGGGGATGGTCTTCGATCACGGCCAGGGCGTCCTTGACGGCGATGGAGTCCATGTACTGGTCACCAGGCGCCCGGCCGGAACGGCGGCCGATCTCGAAGGCGTTGTTGCTCATTGCGCGAACTCCAACCCTGTTTTCTCAAGCCGGATGTCCTGGCCGCCGATCACTTCACCGTCTGCACGCAGGACCATGTGACCGATGGACGCCAGATGGAACTCCGGATCAGGGGCCGACGGCATGCGGATCAGATCCGGCAGGCCATCATGGATGATCGAGGCGATGCGCCCCCATGTGGTGGTGGACTCATCCATCCCCAGAACTTCGGCCGCGATGGCGGATTGCCTGGCCAAGTAGCGCGGGTTGTCGTACTTGTAGGCGGCCGATTCCATGACCACGTACCAGGGCGCGTTCTTCCTGAATGACGGCAGCAGCACCATGGCGCGCTCGTCGTTGACCCAAGTGAAGACGGCCGTGATGTCGCGGTGCTGGCGCACCAGATGCGCCTTGTTGGTGTCGAGAGAGATGGTTCCCAAAGCGGATTCCCCCAGGTATGGATGGGGGGAATCTGCCACGCATGGCGGGCCGCTGAATGAGTAACCCGCCTGGGTGCGCATCGTTGAGAGGCGTGGCGGGTGTTGTTATGGGGTGTTTGCTATTTGTAAACCGCATATAGCATACGCATTCACCAACACGGCTGGAGACTGTTTACTACCTGCCTTGCGGCATCCCGAAGGTCTTGCCTGGATAGCTATTCCAGGCTCTGCCTCCGACGCGCCCTCAACTACAGTAATCGCGATTACTGTAGCCATTTGGGCGGCAAGGGCGCAACAGTATGCTACCGAGCAATCTCCATGCGTGTTGGTTGTTGGGAGGGAAGGTTTCTCACCTTCCGCCGCCGACTACACACCCAGGACCCCCCAGGCCGTCCGGACGGTTACTGCTCCCAACACGGCTGGCGACTGCGGCACTCTATTTGCACCACACCAATCAGCGCCCGAGCCATCGAGCACAGTCGCCATGCGTGTTGACCCTACCGAAGCAGGGCGCCATCTTACACGTCAATTTTGACGCCTAAGATGCGTTAGGCATCAACAAGCCCCAGGCGCCGCGCCT